CGGGGTTGCTGGTGCCGGAGACGTAGAAGTTGTAGTAGCCGCCCGGGAGCGTGGTCCCGAGCGACGACAGCGGTCGCGGTATCGGATCATAGAACAGTTGCCCAGTCGCCATTAGAAATACGGTCCTTTGTTAACCTTCTGGAACTGCGGCAGGTCTGCACGCGTACGTACCAGCTTTGCCCGCTTCGGCGGGGTGAATTGAGTCGGCGCTTTACCGCCCGTCAGCCATTCTTTAAGCGAGGCCGCGCGCTGACTCTTGAGGTCTGTCATTCTTCCTCATGATCAAATTTTCCAACTACTATTTTCGCCGGAAACTTGGGTTTGCCGGGGCGCACCTCGAACACGTGGTCACCGACCGCGTGGTACGCACCGCCGCGGTTGTCGTTGTCCATCATCCTGACGTCGTACCCGAGCTTCTTCAGATTGCTGTAAGCGCCGGCCTGGCCGTGAGAGACTTGCGCGTCACTGTGCAGCACCTGACCGCGAGCATGCGCGTCATCCGCCGCCCGCTGCAGCGTGCGCGTCCCCCAGCCCTGGCCTTTGTTCGTCATCTGCGACGTGCTGACCTGCGTCACGCCGCGCTCCGGGTACTCGTTGGCGACGAGGCTCCCAGTCTTGTCCGGTGTCGTGTACCGGTGGATGACCGCGCCTTCGGCATCCTCCGCAGCGCTGTGCGTCACCGCGTCACGCTGCGGCAGGACACCTACCGAGCCGCGCTGCTTGCCGTTGCGGTCGACGAGCCGCTTCGCTACTTTTCGGTCGCGCGCGGTCTCGCCTATTTTACCGCTGGCGCGATCTACCGCATTTTCGATACGCCGACCGATGAACCGTCCGACTACCGGGATCTCGTGCGCGAGGCTTCCGGCCAGCTGTCCGCCCGCCTCCAGCGCGTGACCGACCGCGCCCGTGCGCTCGGTCTGCGCCGCGGCGCCGGGGTAGTGCTTGTCCATGTGCAGCGTGTTCCCGGCGTCGCTGACCGTCTTCAGGTTCTTCAGGACGTCGGGCCGCTCCTTGAACAGCGCCGGCATGTTCCGCTGGTACCGGTCGGCGGCGTTGTAGAACTTGCGCGCGTTCCAGGTGCCGTCCGCGTTCGTCGCCGCGTTATGCATCCGGCTGATGACGTGCGCCTGGATCTCGCGGATCGCGGCCGCGCTCGACTCTGCCAGCTCACCGCCGCCGAGGTGTGCGCCGGCCTTCAGCACGTTCAGGACGTGCTCGTGCTGCTCGGTGGGCAGGTCCGCGATGTAGTCCGCCACCTTGTGGGTGGGGATCGCGTGGTTGATGCCCTGGCTGTCGGCCGGCGTCAGGAGCTTCTTGATCCCGGTCGGCTCCTCCAGCATCTGGTACTCGTGACGGCGCGCGGCGCGGGCGGTCTGGAACAGGCCCGGGCCGCCGTGCTCGGCGACGTCCATGTCCAGGTGGTTCTTGAGGTCCGTGGCGACGCCCATCGCGCTCGGGTTCTTGCCCTTCTCGTTCAGGAACTCACGGAGCCGCTCCGCGGCGTTGACGCTGCCCGGGGGCGCGCCCTTGTCTGGGTCGCCGGTCGACCAGAGCCGCTCCATGCGCAGCTTCGCGGCTTTCTGGAGCCCGATCTCGGCGTCGTTCGTGAAGTTCGAGTCGTCGTTCAGGTAGTCGGTGACGCGCTGAAGCTTCGGGATCGGGCGCCCGGCGTTCGTTTTGCGGGCGGCGTCGTACAGGTTGTCGGTCGCCTTCCCGAACCAGTCCTGGATCCCTTGGATCGCGTTCCGTATCACCCGCCCGCGGTCGTCCAGGGTGTTGCTGTCGACGCTGTTCGCGAACTCGGACCCGACGCTGTCGTGCACGTTCTCTGTGGCCTTGTGCAGGGCCGCGTTCTCGCTCGCGATCTGCTGGCGCATCGGCTCGCTGCCGACCTCTTTCATCTGCCAGTCGTCGCCCGTCGCGTTGTAGTCACCGTTGATGGCCGACGTCCGTCGGGTCGGGAGGCCGCCCTCGGACAGTTGGTCGAGCGCGTCTAAGTGCCCAGCGCGCTCGCTCTGCTTCTCCGGTTGCGGGGTCTCCTGCGGACCCTCCTTCGCCGGCTCGTTGAACAGGGGCGCGGAGCCGCGCTGGCTGTCGCTGGGTGACTGGATGGGTCCGGCGGCCGGCGGCTGTTGCGCGGCAGCCTCTTCGGCCGCCCGGCGGCGCGCTACGCCCTCGCGGACAATCGCGCGCTGGTCCGGGGTCAGGGACATGTCCAGGGGTGCGTCATCCGTCGCGGGTAAGGCGACCGTGCCCGGGGTGGGTGCTTGGGTGGGTTCGGCCGCCGACGGTTCTGCGGCCGCCGTAGACGGTTCTGGAGCTGGTGCCGGGGCGGCGGGTTCGGGAGTTATAGCCGCCGGGTGGACCGCCGCGTGGACGGTACCCTCCGGGGCCGGGATCGGGTTCGGCTGCGCGCGAAGGTCCGCGCCAGACAACGGCGCGCCTACCGGCGGCGTCAGGTTGGGGGCGGCTGGGGGAGCCTTCGGTGCCCTGACCCGTTCGGCCGCGTCGAGGCCGGCGTGGAAGCCTTTCCCCGCCGCGCCCACGACAGGTAGGCCCGCCACGTCAGTGAAGACGTCCTGTGTCACGTCGTGAAGCGCTCGGTACGCGGCATCAGACATGTGCGGTTTGAGGTTGGAATCGGCTAGCGCGCCGATGATCGTGCCGGGCGCGGCGAGAACGCCGTCTGCTAGCCGCACGCCCTCCGCCGAGGCAGGCACGTAGTTCCCAAGGTTTGAGACCTCGGACGACCACTCGCGCGCCTTACGGTTGGCGAAATCTTCCGCGTCAGCGAAGTTGTCCGGGTCCATCGCGCCGGCCACCAGCCCGGCGGTGCCGAGGACCGCGTGCGTCCCCAGGCTGACGGCGCCGCCGGCCGCCCCGGCAAGCGCTGAGGCGGCGAGGCGCGGGACGCCGGTCATCGCCGACACAGCCTCCTTGGCGGGGTTCTTGGGCTGCATCTCCTTTACGAAGTTGTCAACCTCGCCCTGGTTCGCTGGCTCGCGGCCGGCGTAGGTCTTGAACAGGTCGCGGACGTTGTCTGGGTGCGGTGTCGCACTCGTCGGGTCGAACTCGTCAGCTTCCGTCGCGGTGGTGGGATCGAAGTCCGTTACTGCCACTGACCGTTGCCCTTGTAGGTTTTGGAGTTGCCGTTCTTGTCGGTGTAGCGCTTACCCACAACGAACTTATCGCTCGCGGGCGCAGGCTTCGTCGCGTCCTCCATCGGGAAGTGCTTCTGGTTCCAGCTCGGGAACTGGTTCGCATCCTTCCGCGCGGCCAGGTACGCCGGGACGCGCTTCGCAGAGTCAATAGCATACTGCGCCGTCATCGCGCCCCGCGCAATCATCTCACGGAGTGCGGTCGGGTCCGTGGCGGCGGACGGGTTCAGGTCGTGCTGGACCTGGTCCGACTCCTTCTCCGTCATCTTGGAGAAGATCCCCTTACCCGACTGCAGGGCCGCGTTGCCCAGGTACTTCACGACTTCCTGGTAGTCGCCGGTCATGTGACTTTGCCAGCCGGCGGGCAGCCACTTGGAATACTTCGCGAGCTCCGCGTTCCAGGCGCCGCCGTCGTAGTTACCCTTCGCGAGGACATCCTGCGCGGCCTTGTAGAACGTGAGCGCGGCGCTTGCGGCGCCGACACCTTGGCTTGACGTCTTGGCGAGGTCGTTCCGTGCGGCGGTCTGTTTGTTCATGTCGTCGAGGACGGCCGGGGGCGGGGTCGCGCCCACCTTCGGTACGTACGGCGACCCGTTCAGGGTCGGCTTGTAGTCGTAGTCCGTGTCCTGCAGCGCGGTGGTCAGCTGCGGGTCGACGTTACCTTGGGCGTTGCGCGCGGTGCCGACGCCGTTCACAGGTGCGGGCGCGCCGTTGACCGGGGGCGGAGGGGTGGCGCTCTGCTGCGTCGCCTTGTCGATGGCGGCCTGCGCCACCTTGTGCGCCTCCTGCTTCGGTGCGCTGTTCGCGCTCAAGGTAGAGCTGGCACCGGGCAACCCAGCGCGTGACGCGTTCACCATGACCCAGTCGCCCGGGCTGTTGATGTTCTGCGCCCCAAGCATCTTCGCCGCCTGCCACATCGGCACCTGGATCGTGCCCCCGTTCCCGTCAGGGACGGTAGTGGGCGCGAGCGCCTCGTGCGCGAGCTTGACGTACTGCTCGGACGACAGCCCAACCTTCTCGACGCCGGGGATCGGGATACCGGTCGCTTCGTCACGGTAGACCCCGGCCTTGTCCTCTTTCGCGGCGCGGCCCGTGTACTGGTGAAGTTCGCCCGCGGCGTGCGCGGCGAACAGGCGCGCTTGGTCCTCCTCGTCACGCTCCGCGTCGGGGTCCTTCGCGAACTGCTTCTGGATCGCGGCGTAGGTCTCGGGGTGCGAACGCTCAAGGACGCTCATCGCTTGGCCCTCGGGTGCGTCGGTGACGGCGGAGAGTGCGTCGAAGTCGTCCCGAGCCTGCATCTGGCTCGCCTGCGTCCGCTGCTGCTTCCAGAGGTCGATCCGCGTCATCACACTCTTCGGCCCCATGCCGTACTTGTCTTCGGGGTCAGCCGCGTACGCGTTGTTGATGGCGTCCATCGCACCGGGCGGGACCGCCGGCACGAAGTACTTCGCGCGCATCGCGGCGGAGATCGCCTCCGGGTTCAGGATCGACGGGTCTGCGGCGCCGGAGTTGTCCTCCGCCTCTTGGAGTTTCTCGGGCGGGGTCGCGGGCGCGGACCCTTTACTTTGGGCGGGCACGCCAGACTGGTCATCCGCAGCTTGCGCCGCCGTCATCCCGTGCAAGCGTGACAGGATCAGCGGCATCCGCGCCGCCATCAGCTGGTTCTGCATCGCCTGCGCCTGCGTGGCCTGCTGCGTGTTCTGGGTGTTGGCGGCGGTGTTCGCCTGGCTCGTGATCGCGGTAGGGCCGTAGTTGGCCGACTCTATGTTCGCAAGCGCGGCGTTGAACGAGCCGTTGTCAGAAATGTCAGCCATTACGAACCATCCCCAATCAGGTTGCTGAAATCGTTGCTGCTCGTCCAGTCAGGCGCCCCGGAGCCGCTCGTGTCCGTGTCACCATAGTTTGCGGACCCTGCGTATTGCGACGTGTCGGCAGAGCCGATGATGTTGCCGTACTGGTCATATTGCAAGGTCTGCCCAGCCGAGGGCATAACGATAGAACCACCCAACCCTTGTGGATTGGTGCTGTTAGCGCCGAGCAGCGTGCCGCCGTTCGCTAACTGCACGCCGGAGCTGAGAGCGCTGCCCGCCAACCCCGTAACACCGCTACTGTTGCCGCCGCTACCGCCGCTGCCGCCGCCGGTCAAGTAGTTACCCGCCGCACCGAGCAAACTGGTGCCAGCTCCGTTGGAGCTGAACAGGCCGCCAACGGAGTTCGACGCGCCGAGCACGCCGCTCGCTTGCGCTTGGCCCTGGTTCTGCTGCAGCTGGCTGATGTTGTTGCCCGCAGCTTGGTTCGCCGTTTGCAGGCTCTGGTTCGCTGTCGTGCCCAGCCCGGCCGCGCCCATCAGCTGATTGATGTAGGTATTATAATCTTGCGCGGCGGTGCCTGCCACGTACTGACCGACAGCTTCCGCCGTGTTCGGCGTGTAGGCGTTGCCCATCGCCGCGGCTTGACGCTGGATCGCTTGCGTTCCCTGTTGCACAGCGAATTGGTAGCCTGGCATGTTCTCGAAGTTCGAATAGTTGGCGGGCGCGCCGTTGGTGCCGAGCGCACTTCCGAGCGCGGTGTCGGCGCCCTGCCCGAGCTGCTGCTGCGTGCTCCAGATGTTGTTGATGTTGCCGAGCGTATTTTGCTGCGTGCCGATGGCGTTCGCGTCGGCCGTGGTCTGCGCTTCCGCGGCGTTTTGCGAACCGTAAACGCCCGCGCCTGCCTGCAGCAGCCCAGGCACCGCGGTGCCGATGGTGCTCGCTAACGACGTGTCTATACTTGTCATGCCTGAAGTGTTCCCCTGTCCTGTGGCGCCTGCGCCTAGATAGTTCGCCCCGCCCAGCGCGAGACCTCCCAATACGTTCGCACCCGTTGAGCTGGTGCCGCTGCCGCCTAGATAGTTAATACCAGTTTTCGCCACGCCACCCGCAAGACTGCCGAGTTGCGAGCTGCCCGTGAGTGAGCTGGTCAGCCCGCTCGCGGCGCCGCTTGCACCACCCAAGAGTGCAGCGTTGCCAATGTTTCCGCCGTTCGCCGCCGCCCCAATAGCGCCAGTCCCTGCGCCGATTGCGCCCTTGACCAAGCCGCTAGAAACAGCGGAATTAAGACCCGTAGAACTAGATAGTGCGGAAGATAGGGGAGACGCTAAAGATCCCGCCGCACCGCCCACAAAGCTAGTAGCTAATTGGCCGCCAGTGACCGGCCTGCTATTTCCGTAGTCGTTCACTGCAGTCCCAGCAGCGGCTCCAACGCCTGTGCCAATGGCTGTTCCTGCTGCTCCGCCTATAGCCGCCCCGCCGAGCGCCGCACCTGCGCCTCCGGTAATAGCTGCGGTACCTGCGGCAAGAATAATGGGTACCGCCACGTCAAGGAAATTACCGAATGCGTTACCCGACTCGCCAGTTTGGAACCCTGATGCGGCGTTATGTGCTGGCGTGCTTTGACCAAACTCCGACCCGGCTATGTAGTTAGTCGGGTTCCAGTTTATTTGCCCGTTGCCGTACCCAGAAAGTTGGTTAGATACGTCGGTCGGGGAGTTGTTAAAGCTGCTGTTCGGTCCCTGCATGGAAAGAGGGACGTTGGGATCGTAATAGCCGGAGGATAAAAATGCGTTCTGCCTCTGCTGATTGGCGGCAGCTATTTCGGCTGGTGTAGAGAGAGGCGGATTAGCCATTACTTCGCTATGACGCCAGCGCCGACCAGCGCCTGGATGTAGTCCTGCAGCAGCTTGATCTTCTCGAGCAGGTGCTGTATCTCCTCGTCGGCGGCGGTGCCGTCAGTGCTCACGGCTGGGGCGGGGTTAAATCCTGCATCAGCTTGTGCTGCACCGATGGGTACGTCGGCTCCGGCGACATCGCCTCCGGCGGGGGCGCTGGGGCCACCATGCACGGGGCCGGCACCTGGCGCTGCTGGAACGCGGCACACGAGCACAGGCACACGGGTAGGCTCAGGGATAGGAGCAAGAGACTCATACTCAGCGACAGCGGCCGCGACCTTTGACTTGACAACATTCTCCACCTCTTCGTTGTGAACGACCTGTGCGGCTACGACCTTCGCGTCCGCCGCCTTGATTTTCTCCTCACCAACCGCACGCTCATGGTGCGTGTAGACACCGAACCCGACGAGCAGCGTCGCGATGGCGGCACCGTACAGCCAGTCTTTCAACGGAATCAACTTCAAAAAAGCGATCATGTTGCGTCCGCCTCTTTTTGGTCGCGATACAGAATCCAGTGGTACACACCGAACGTCGCACCCACGAACGTTGACCAAGTGATGAAGTTCGTCTCAGTAGGGTGCACGAACAGGTACACAGTAGACAGGCACAGCAGGCACAGCGCCTGCGCGGCCAGAAAATAATCGCGCCCGGTGAACGCGCTCACGGGTACTCGCCCGTCAGGAAATAATTCGCGATGCGGTTCGAGCGCGTCGGCCCGACCTGCTTTGCCCACAGGCTCGCGAGTAGGTGGTCGTGAACGGTCCGCCATTCTTTTGCCGTAATGGCGGCGCGCGTCGGGCCAAACTGCACCCACCGGCTGCCCATGTTGAACGCGATCTCAGCGAGCGCGTTCTTGCGGGCGTCGGTGTCGCACGACTCGAACTCAGGCCACTGCGATGCCAAGCGCATCGCGCCCAGGATGTCCGAGCTGAACCACCTGTCGCTGGTTGACTGCGGTACCGTGAACCCGGCCCAGGTACGTCCCGGTGCCGGAGGCGGTAGCAGGTGCCCACGCCCGCAGGTCCACAGGCCGCCGATGTCCTGGTAAGCGATGAGGCGGTCGCCTTCCGCAGCATCCAGGTCAACCGCCAGACGCCGGTCAACCGACGGATCAAGAACGGTCTCACTTGTAATCACGCGGGGGTTTCCTCACCTGAACTTGGATGTCGTGCACGGTGTCCTTGATGTCGTCCAGGGACTGCTTCATTGCTGCGTTCTGCTGCTGAATGTTGGAGAGCTGGTCGTCGTGCTTGGTGACGTGTGTCTCGGTCTGCGCGTTCTTGGCCTGCAGCTCCACGATCTGCTGGTTCACCGTACCGACGTGGTAAACCGTCGTGTAGATGCTGCCCGCGACCGTGATTGCCACCGCCGAGGCGGAGATGATCGACTCCAGTGTCCACTTCAGCAGCGCCATTTACGGAGCCTTCGGTGGAGGGTTTGCAAGCAGCTGCGGTTGCGGGGCGTAGCGCTGCACGAACTGGTACGCCTCAACCCACGCGACAGCTTCCATACCGGTCGACTGCACGCGCCTCAGGAACTCCAGCAGGTTGCCAGCTATATGCGGCGGGATCGCTGGCGCTACCTGCTGGATCTGCGGAAGCGTTGCGGTTGCGGTTTCGCCTTGCGGCGTGTTGGGTTCGTTCACGTCACCTCACTATTAGTTATCGCACCAGAGCGCTCGCTATCCGGCAGCCCGCGATAAGACTCCGGCATGCCGTTCAAGAACAGGTTAAGGATCACGGCGTTGACCACGGCGCGTATGGTGTGCATCTGCTTGCCGTCGAAATCTACAATATCGCCGAGTGCGTGAAAAGTTGTGCAGCCCGGCGTAATCAGCTCCACAACACCCTCAAGTACGATGACGTTGTGCGCGGTCTCTTCATCGTGAGAGTGCGTAGGCAAGGCGTCACCTGCCTGCATCTTGTAGAGGATGCCGAATATTTTTCCAGATTGGTACCAGTGGTATTTAATCATGTGTAGTAGAACGCAATACCGCCGACCGCGCCGTTAGTCTTGCCAGCGTTAACAGCACCTACCCCGCCGTGACCGCCGTTAGTGCCGAGGTTGGCGTTAACTCCCGCGACGGCCGCTCCGCCCATTCCGCCAAGCGATGTGTCAGTGCCTCCGGCGCCGCCGGTCGTGTTCGCAACGGTGCCGCCGCCGGCCGTACCGCCCGCTCCGCCTCTTCCGCTGGGGGCGTTACCGCCCACCGTGCCGCCATTGGCGGTCATGGTCGTAATGGTTTGCGTGCCGCTTGACACAGTCGAGTTTGCGCCGTTTGCCGCACCCACCGTATAACTGAGGGTCTTGCCGCCAACGACAGGTAGCGAAGTTCGGCAGTAACCACCTGCGCCCCCTCCTCCACCGCCAAGCGATGCGCATCCGGTGCCAGTCCCGTTGCCGCCTGCATTCGACGGACCCCAGACCTCAACTACGACGTTCTGCGCCCCGGCCGGAACGGTCTCGGTGAACGTGCCCGCCGTAGTATGGGTGACGAGGGTGGGTGCTATCCCCGCCCCGCTCAGTAACATTTGCTGGATCCCCATTAGGTGAGCCCCGCCCCAGAAATCACCCAAGCGGTTGTGGTAAATTTCAGTGCCGTGGCAACCCCTACTAGACCCAATGTTCTTGGGCCAGTAGCCCCTGAATTTCCCCAGTACAAGGTGTCTGAATTAATCGCTATCGTCGCAATGCCCGAACCTGAATTGACGAAAGTGATGGCGGTACCTATTGGGTACGCCACAGACACATTCGCTGCAATAGTGAAGGTTTTTGCCGTAGTGCCGCCCATGTAAATGTGCTTGTTCGCGTCTGCAAGCACCGTAGTGTACGTCGTGCCTGCTTGACTGTTCTGCGGAATTCCCGCATAGACGGGGCTGAGCGAACCAGCACCGTTATTGATGTTCAGGTTGCCGTTCGCGTCGAAATATCCGATACGAGCTGCGCTGTTCTGATTGGCGAAGTTAATGAGGCCGGCGGAGCGAATACCTATATCGTTCGCTGAGTCTCCGGTGACGATACCGCTGGCGGCTCCAGAAGCGCCAATGTACGAAGAAGCTGCCGAAGCGTTCGGAGTGAATTGCAGATATGTGCTGTTATTCGCGTCGGCGGACAGGTTAAGATCGGCGGCCCCGCCCGTCACATTGATCTTGAAGGCGATCCCGCCCGCTGAATACGTAGTCGTCACCGCACCGTTTGCGGCGACGGTAAGCGCCTGTGAACCGGATGAGTTGTTAACAACCAGTCCGTTCTGGCCGGGAGCTGTGTTAACAGTGAGTGATACTTGACCCGCGGTAGAGTTTATCACGACAGGTGCCGTCAATGCGCCGGACCCGCTGTACGTGATTGTAGCGTACGGGCTGGAGATGTTGCCGGAGACCGTGATACCGCCAGCCCCGACGGCGTTCCGCACGTCCGCGCCCTTCAGCATGTTGTTGATAAAGCCGCGGAACCAGGACGCGGACCACTCATCCGGTATCGACAGCGCGGTCGTGCTCGACAGCCCTGGCTTCGACTTAAGCGTGATCGTCACGTTACCACTTGCACGGCTCGACCCACGCGGTCACGTCGACCGCGAACGTCGGGGACGCGTCCGTCACACGGAACTGCATCACCAAGCTGTAGTGCTGGCCCAAGTTCCACCAGATCGCGCGGTTCCCTGTGTCGCCCGGGACACCGAGCGTCTGCGAGTCGTCAACCGCCGCGTTGAACGTCTCGCCCCAGTTGCCCGAGAGCAGCAAGCTGATGCGGGGCGCGACGGCGGGCGTCGGCCCCTGGCCGGCGGTCACCACCGCCTCGACACGGCGCACGATGACGCGGTTGTTGTTGTTGTACAGCGGTTGCGTCGTGAACGCGCACACCACGGGCGCGGCCGCGTTCCCGAACTCGGTCTGGACGGTGTCGTCCAAGAACCCGATGGTGCCCGTCTCTGAGTCACCGATCAGCTGCTTCCCGAACGCGTTCAGGTACGACAGGCCGCGGTACTGGATCTCCTGCCCGTCGAGGACCGACACCAGGTCGAACCACTGCTGCGTCACGCAGTCGTAGACGAGCGTCCGCTCCATCAGCGGTATCGTGAGAATATAGAACGGGTGACCGTTCCAGGTCGGGCTGCCCGCGGGCGAGGACAGGGCGTAGGTTCCGGTCAGCAGCCCAAGCTTCTCCGCGTTCGACAGCACCGCCTCGACGCCGGCCGTCGATATGCGTTCGGGCGTCTGGCCGTTGCGACGGCGCACGGTGAGGTCGTTGGCGACCCACATCACCGAGTTGTCCTGCAGCGCGATGCTGTAGGGGCAGTTGGGGTACACGCCGTACGGCATATAGGTGTCGGACGCTGAACTGAAGGGCGTGCCGGTCGGGTTGCCGGTGTTCACGTAGCCTTCAGATGAGCGCGATCCGAACATCAAAATTTCGCGGTGGTCGACGCACATCCCGTAGAACGGGTCGGTGCCAAACTGCCTAGAGAACGACGCAGCGGTGGTGAAGGTGATCTGCGCGTTGCCAGAAACCTGCCGACCGTCGTCGTTGAAGAACGTGTACGAACCGTTGCCGTTGTTATTGTTCGCCAGGAACACGATGTAGCTGTCGACGAACCAGCAGTCGATGGCGCCGCCCAGAGCTAAAAAGAACGAACTGGTGAGCTGCTGCACACCCCCACCGCCCGCGAACGGGGTGTAGGTGAAGCAGACGTCCGTCCCCGGCACCAGGATCACCAGGCACGCGCCGTTGTCCGTCATCCGAACGAAGCTGCTGCCGATGATGCCGCTGGCCGATCCCGGCACCGGCGTGAACGCACCCGCCGCGCTCAGCGTATATAGGTCGAAACCGACCACCGCGTACACGACGCCGGCCATCTCCCAAATCCCGCGTATCGGGTTCGTTAGGCCAACGGGTGTGAAGTTCGAGAGCCCCGGCCACCGGCGGAGTACCGCCGGCTGCTGGTCCTTGATGTCGTCAGGCTGCGTCTGCTGCGCCGGCTCCGGGTAGCACCCGATCAACCGCTTCGAGCTGGCGCGCAAGTCGGCCAGCTGGTACGAGGCAATCGGGAGCGGTATCGAGGTCTGCTGCGCGCGGCCCATGCTCTACAGGCCCCAGCCAGGGCCTCCCCACGGGCCGCCTTGGCTGCGCGACAACTCCCCGAGGTCGCACTCGGTGTACTTCAGGTACCGCTTCGTGAGCCGGCGCATGGCCTGGAAAATCATGGCTCCCAGGTCGAACCCGTTCAGCGGGTCCGGGGACGGCTCAATCGTGATGCCGTAGCGGGGGGCGATCCAACCCGCCAGGCAGTACTTCACGTCGCCGATGTCTTCGTCTCTGAGGGGCGCGTTGCTGTTCAGCTGCGCGGTAGTCTGCGGGTACCAACCGATGTTGCCCCAACCGTCACGCATCTGCGTGAGCATGTTGTCGTTCAGGATCGTCAAACCGTTCGCGGTCTGCGTCGGCGTGGGTTGCTTCCCCTCGCGGACAACGCCGACAATCTGGAACGCTTCGGTTATGATCGCCTGGTTGGTCTGAGCCACGTCGCCTCTCTGTTGAATTCAGTGCGGTCTCTCCCAGCTGCCACGTCTAACTTAAACAGGAGGACGTTCTCCGTTGGCGCCTACCGGGTGAGGGCGGCGGCGCTTTTTCTTCTTACTGCACGCGGATCCAAGAGCGCGGGTTCACCGCTGCACCGCTGGCCGGCTGGAAACCGTTCAGCGTGTAGCGGTACCGGAGAGTTCCGGTCGCGCCTCCGGCGGTGGTGGTCGCCGCCGGGGTGAGGGCCGTAGGCGTGCCGAGGACGCCGTTGACGATAACGTCGCCAGTGTTCGCCACCACCGAAAAACCCGTGAGGGTTTGTGTGGTGGTGATCTCAGACAGCGCACCGTCCACCGGATTCAGCGGCAAGTTGACCGTGATACCGGCCGTTGCGCCGGTGGGGTTCAGGATCAGTTGCCCCGTCTGCATTGTGATGGTCGAGTTCGCCACCAGCGTAGCGCCGGCGTAAAAATCGAACGGAATGCCGACGACGTCACCGTGCCCATATCCAATTTGGTAGTTAGTCATTTTCTATATTCCTATGGGTTAGGCAGCCGACGCGACTTCGATGTTCCGCACGGCCAGCTCGGGGTAAGCGAGCACGGCGCCGACAATCGAATCGAGGCGAGCCGGGAGCACGTCGTTAGACGGGTCCCACTGTTGCGCGAAGCGGATGTTGTACCCTTCGAACGCTTCCGCAGCCGTCATCTTGACGAGGGGGCTGAGGTCGAGCATCGGGGGGTTTGCAAACACAATCGCATCCCGGTACCAGCCGAGGGACTGCTTGATCAACGCGCCATTCAAGGAAGAGATCGCGGCAGCGCCACTCTGGCCGAAGACGCTTATTGCGGCACCCGCGGCAGGGACGTTGTCCACGTTCTGGTACGCGCCACCAGTGATGATGCCCGGCGCGATTGGAATCGCGATAGCGCCGGCGGTGTCGCTGATGGTTGAGGTCACAACGAACTGCTTCGGACGGCCCAGCGACGCCTTCGTCTCAGGGTCGACCTCATTCACGCCAGCGATGCTGATCACGTCGCCGGCGTTCAAGGTCGTGAGACCCGCGGCCCAGCCGTTCGTGTTCAGCGTGAAGGTGGAAACGAACGCGTTACCGGCGCCCGGGTTCGACTGACCAGCGCCGTTGACGGCCGGAGCCGACGTGGTACTGAACGTGCCGATGACGTGCGTCGGAAGCTTCGTGTTACGAAAGCAAACGTAGCCAGCAGCCTTGTCCGCGATGACGCCTTCCAGCCACTGGTCAGAAACTGTCGACTCGGGGCTGAACAGGCCTTTGTTATCACGAACGAAGTAGCGCGACGTTTGCGGCGTGGCCGTGAACGTGCGACGGTCGTCTTCCGGCGCCAAAGCTTCCGTCAGGTACTGCTCGTTCTGGAGCAGCTGGTCGTAGGTTGCCGTGGTGTTGAAGGCGCCCGTGAACTTCGGGACGTTGTTGACTTGACCAGTGGTGAAGTTCTCAATGCCGGCCGCAAGGCGCGCCATTGCGGGTTCGAGCACCTGTTCTTCGAAGTTGTTCAGCAACATCGCGCGCTCCACCGAAGTGAAGTTGATGTCGACGCCGAGCTGCTGGTTGACCAGCAACGTGGCAAAACGCTGAACGCTGTTTTGCGCATTCATCTGCGGACCGGTACGGAGCGTGTACTGGAACGGCAGACGGATTGAGAGTTGTTGACCCAAAATTACCCCGTTGATGGGGCCGGGCAGCAAGCTCTGATAGTCGCGGTTCGTGCGACCCGTGAAGTTGCTCTTGGCGTGCAGCAAGACGAGAGCCTTGCGGGCGACCCATTGAGCGGTGATGAGTGAGTTAGCCATGTATCCTTTCCGATTCTGTTTTTAGTTCAGTCCGCGTAACCTGCGTGCGTTTTCGCGGATGGACTGTTTGCTTCCTCTGTGCCGACGAGCGAACTCTTCCATCGACATGTTAGGGTCGACGATATCGCGCTCGCCCGGCCGTCCGCCGGCCCGTGTGGGTGTGGGGGGAGGAGGCGCCTTGGTGATGGACTTCTTTTGCCCTGTTTGCGCATCGGGCTTGGAACTGTTCTGCTTGGACGCTGAAGTGTTTTCCGACTCGATCTTCGCGATCATCTTCCCGATAGTGATAAGCTGCTGGGCCGGGGACTGCTTCGCCGTTCGAATGGCTAGCGCGGTATCCTTCCCAAACTCATACAAAATGCGGGCGACGTGCTCTGACTGAGCCACTGCGATCCCTGCGTCTGGCGCTAGCTGGTTCGCAGCCAGCACCGGGTTCTCCGTCACGACCTTCTTGTAATCAGGGTTCGCTTTCGCAAACTTCTCGATCCGATCTTCGACCACCGCGCGGCGCCGCGCCGCTTCATCTGCGACGGTCGCCTCGCGAAGTATCTCGCGAGCAGCGATCTTGGCCTGATCTCGTGACCACTTCTGCATCTTGGCCCGATATTTGTCGTTGTCGAAGGCGATATCCGGGTCGGCAAGATCCGGCATCGGCTCGTCTTCAACAACAGGAGGAGCAGCGGCAGATGCGGCCTGGGTCTCGGTGGGTTTTCCACCGTTCTTCAGCCGCTCCAACTCCGCCAGCGCGTCTTTGAGTTGGGTCTGCATGTGCTTGCCAAATATCTTTGTACCTTCCAGCAGATCGTTCAGTTCGACTATGCGTTCCTCAGCAGACCCTTTCTTCGGGGCCGGTCGCGCGGCGGGCGCCTCTTCGTCCACCTCTTCGCCGGTCAAGTCCGTATTGGGATCCGATTCGCCGCTGAGTTCGGCGGTTGCGGTGGACGGGTCCGCGTCGTCGTCCGAAGTCCCCTCACCCGAATCGGTCGGGTCGCCGAGTGCGCCGTCTTCGTCGACGATGGGGGCATCTTCGTCGACCAACGGTTCCGGTGCTGCGGCTGCAGCTTTGCCACCCGGCGTGGCATCGACATTTTGGCCCGCGGCGACTGCGGCGACAGCGGCGGCATCGGCGGCACGGGCCGGAGTAGCGCCGCGGAACGGGTTGACCTTGTCGTCGACCTGCTTCTGCGGCTGCTTCTCGTAGTTCTCTAAATCTTCGCGCGAAAATCCCATGAATGTCTCCTAGTACACTGCGATGCGCTGCAGCGAGGCGGTCTCACCAGACGTTACAATCAGGCGGCTTTTTTGGCCTTCTTCGGTTTCGCAGCGGCCAGCGCCTTCGCGGCGGCGACCTTCTGCTCGTTCAACTCTTTCGCGTGCTGCACCGCCAGCGCGTGCTTCTCTCGCTGGCGCGCCATCTCAGCCTCGTGTGCCTGCGCTTCGCGCCGCATCTGCAGCTCGTGCGCCTGCTGCGCGCGGGCGGCTTCGGCGGCGGCGTCGATACGGGCCTGCGTGTGCGCGTGCAGGTAGTCGTTGGTGTCCTGCGCCTGCGCCTGCTGGTGCTGCTGGGCGGCGTGCGCCATGTCCTGCAGGTTTCCGACGTGCTTCGCCGCCAGGTCCATCTGTGCCGACTGCGCATCGTTCTGGCGGTCTTTCGCGTCCGCACCGATCTCGTGCGCAAGCTTGATGTTTGCCAGGTGCTTGCCGGCGACCTCGTAACCGATCTTTTCCTGCTCAATTGGGCTGACCTTTGCGCGCGACTGCGCGATCTGCGCGTCCGCGCTCATCTTTGCGGTCTTGCCCTGCAGCAGCTGCATTTCCAGTTGCTGCTGTTGCTCCTGCAGCTGCTGCTGCTGGCTTTTCTGTGAGCCGACGCCGGCCGCCTTTTCCTGCTCGTTCGGCTGGATCAGGCCCTGCTGTATCAGCGGTACGCGGAGCCGGTTCGCCATCTCCTGCGCGTCCGGGGAGTCGATGTTCTTCGCAATAAGGTCTTGGATCACGGGCGCCGCGCTCGGCATCGCCTCAGCAAACGAGATCAGCGTGTCGAGCGCTTCCTGGCGAGCGGACTGGAAGTTCGGGCCGATGGTGACCTCGACGTCGTACGCACCCTTCGAGAGGTCGTTAATGATGTCGCCAGTCAGCTCGTGCTCTTTGTTTACCTCGACCATCCTCTCCACACCGTCCTGGCCGATGATGCGCTCGACGCGCTCCGAGTCCATGACCGTAGGGATCATGTCTACCATCATCTCCCAGGTCAGCTGCAGAGCGGAGTTGAACCCGTCGATAAACTCATAGCTGCCGAGGTCCGAGCGCTTCGTGTGCTGCACGAGCGCCTTGCCGGAGACCCGGTTCATGTCGTCCGCGTTGCCAAGCGCCGGGTCGAAGTAGCCGATGGTGGCCTGAATGTCTTGGATCGCCATCTGCGCGAGCGCCATCGCGCCCTGCGGCAGATCGAGCGGCGGCGTGCGGAACGGCATACCGCCTTCCGCGTTCTTGTCCACATTGTAAGGGAGGTACGGGCGGGAGGCGACGTTCGCCTGGTTCCACTCGTTCTCGTATCCCTTGATCATTGCCTCAGTCACGAGGTACGGTGCCTTCGGCAGCAGCGCGGCGCGCTCGATGATGTCCGACGCGCGAGAGTTGTAGCTGCGCTGCGAATCTTTGGCATGACGGATCAGTGACTGAAACTTCCGGCGGCCTTCGATGTTGATGTAGCGGCCGGGGCAGCGGATGACCGGGATCCGCTTCCAATCGTAGTAGTACGGGCCTTCGAGCACGGTCGACCCGTCAATCTTTACCCACATGACCTGCCACTTGACGGTCTTGCGGATCATCTTCTCGCCGGTTTTCTTGTTCACGGCGATGCGCGTGACGCCGTTCTTTTCGAACGTGACGCCCTTGGCTTCGAGGTGTGCTTCGGTTTTCTTGAGGTTGGCGTCGTACTCGCGCACGCTGCCGTCCGTCATCTTCGCGATCATCTTCTCGCGCGGGACGCGCTCGAAGTACTCGGCGATGCGCACCTCTTTGTCCGTGTACCAGCCGTAGCTGTCGCGCGAGACGTTGAGGCTCTGCATGTTTCCGTTCGGGTACAGGGCCTCGTATACCTCGTCGGAGATGCGCTCCGCGACGATGCAGCGGTTGGCATCCGCCGCGCACGGGTCCGCACACTGCGGATCCCACACCACCGTCTGCGGGTTCGAGATGTTGATGATGCGCAGTACCTGGTCGAACGCACCCTCGCCGTCGTCCTGCATGTAGGTCGGCATGATGCGCCACGCGCCGAAGCCGCCCGCGACTGCGAACTTGAACTGCTCTTTGTAGATCTGGTCCGCGCGGCTGGCCTGCTCGATGGAGCGGCACAGCCCACCAAAAATGTCGGCGACCGCTTCGGAGGCGCCGTCGGACGCGGGTCGCACCTTGCCAGCAGGGCGCGTCTGGCGCATATCGGCGACAACCATGTTCACGGGCTGCAGGCAGCGGTTGAACGTGTAGCACGGCTTGCCGCGACGGTTCTGCAGGACGACCGGATCCCACTGACCCATCGCCTCTGCGTTGTAAATAAAGTTCAGGTCTTCCGAGTGCATGCGCCGGTTCTCTTCCCAGGCGCCGACACCGTCGTCATAAAAGTTGCGGATGCGCGAAAGCAGCGCGCCCTCGTCCTCGATCTCAAACCCAGGCGTATCGGGAAGCGTGCCGGATTGTCCCGGCACGTTTGCAATTAAGTCCCAGTTGTCGCCTGAGTTCCCGCTCATTACGTGGGCATCTCGTCCACAATGGCGCGCTGGCCGTCACCGACGAAAGCGCCGCCGAACGTGTTCGGTGGCAGGTACTGGGGCTGCCCGTCGTCCTTCCACTCGTAAATCGGCTTCTTGTCCTTCGTGACGCGTCCGCTGTCTACGAGCCGCTGGTACTTGATGCGTACCTGGTTACGGATCGCGCCGTTCTTGAAGTTGAACGGGGCAACCTTGCCCTTGCGCTCGATGACGAGGTTGTTCATGCCGGCCGTAACGTGCACGGTGTACGTGCCAAGCTGCACCTTGCGGCCGTCCGAGCCAACGCGGCGCGGGTCTTCGTCCTGCTGGCAGTCTTCGGTCGTCTTGCCGTCGGACGCAAGGATCTTGCGGAAGCGCCACTCCGTCACCTTTACGGTGTCGTGCTCAGTGACGTGCTCGGTCTCGCCGGTCAGCTCGTTCTTGCGCTCGACCTTACGCGGCACCTTCTGCTCAACCTTGTGGACCTCTTGCTGTCGGAGGCGGATGCCTTCCTCGTGGTTCAATTTCAACGTAACGCTCATGTGGTCTCACCCTCGTTGTTGGCGCGCGCCTGCGCGCGTGCGATTAAAAAATTCTCCATCTCGTGGCTGCACCCTCTCAACTGATCCATCATCTGATTGATCTCGACGCTGTCTTTCTTGTAGCCGTAAAAACACAGCTTTTTGCGACTGACGTCGACGAGCAGGAAAACGCCTCTGCGGCGAAACTCAAGCTCTATCGTGTCGATAGGCTTCACCCAGCCCATACGCCGCCGGCTGTCACCATCTCGGGCGCCCAAGAAAACCACGGTAGGCCGCCCTCACTGTTCGGGGGCGCCTTCGCCACATCGAACCCGCTCATGACGTTGTAGCGCGTGGCGTCCATGATGTGATCGTTCTTCTTGATGATGTTGCCCTTCTCGTCGCGACGGTAGAGGCGCACCTCTTTGAACCAGTTCGTCAACGTATCGAACACACGCAACTGCTGCGTCGAGAGCATGTCCCAGGTCTGCACCAGACCCGAGACGACGGTGTTGTCGGCTTTGCTGACCTTGAGGCCCAGCCGGCAATAGGCGTCGATCAGCAGTTCGCCGTCGGGACCGCGCGCTTTCTGTGCGGCTGGGTCGATGACGCCCGGTATCCATGAGCCGCGCCGCATGATCGCGGCGGCGTGCACGGCAGGGTCCGCCTGCCCGCGGTAGTATTCGTCGTACGCCACCGCCGGGTAGCGCAGCTGCCCGGCGGCGTCCTTGAAACCGCTGTCGATATCCCACGCGAACCAGATGACGGCCGTGCAGTTCCAACCTGGGTCCATGCCGTACGAGCGCGGCCAGTGTGCCGGGATGTCGAACGGCGCAATCTTCATCACCTCTTCGGGGATGGGGTAGATCGCACCCGTGCCGTGCCCGGGGATGCCGGATTTACGTGCCTGGATCTGCCACGACGGAACGCCCGCAAGAATCTGCTTCTTTTCCTTCTCGCCTAAATGTGGGACGTCATCCATATCGAGAAAAATCGCAGCTTTCGACATTACGTGTCCTCAATGACGACAGCGTCGACATCTTCTTCCTCTCCCAAGGCCCACCCGCTGGCTGGCGCGGCGTCCGGCTCCGGCGACAAGTCAGGCATGAAGTTAATCATAAGATCCGACACGCCTAGCAGCGGCGTTTCCGTCAGCACCAGCGTACCGTTCGGCTGCCCCGGCACGGTGCTCATGAGACGCAGCAAGCACTCGGTGTAAATCTCCAGCTTCGGTTCTTCGTCAAGATGGATCCGGTCCTGTTGCGTACCCTGAAACGCTTCGCGGCCTTGGTCGTACGACTTGAGCTGCAGCGTTGAGAGTCCGCCAGATACGTGCCGCACGAACACCGACTCGAATGCGTCCGCGAGGCCGTGCTTCACCGTCCGGCGCACGAGCAGGTCGCCCGGTATCATGCCGGTGCCGTACTTCTCGTCCTGGCCCGGCGGCCCACAGAACTTCGCTTGCAAAATGTCGCGCGTGTTCTTCGCGGTGTCGGTCGCGGCCCACATGTTGATCGGCCGGTCGAACCTTCGTCCCGGCCACCAGTCAGGGTACAGTCCGGTGAGGTGCAATGTGTCCGCGAAGCAGCCGCAGTGCGTCTTACCGGTTCTATTTCCACCAAAAAGCGCGATCTCGTCGTCGGTCATCTCCAAAGCAAAAAACTTCATCTGCTTCGGGTAGTGCTTCCGGCCCAGCGGACAGTTTTTCAGTGTCGGGTGGTCACTCGGATCCTGAAACCAGGTCACTATTTGGGTCTGATCCTGCATCTGCGCCCGTTGCGTCAGCAGGTTCAGCAGCTTCATCGACTCCGCTGAGTTCAGTTTCCCGGTAGTCTGCCTCGATAGCATCTCTTTCAGACTCTCGGGGAGCGGAGAGTAGACCCTGTCGATCAAATCTTGATAGGAGGTGGGTAATTTGCGCATTCACCTGGTCCGATGAGAGGTTTTGCTTGACGTTGAGGTCCACTTTCATGTTTTCGCCGAATTTTTCGGGAAACAAGTTGCCAGCGATGCGCCCCAGCAGGCGCGCGTCGCCCTTCGTGGCGGCCGCGGACGCTGCGTGATCGAAAACATTACGCGCGATGCGGTTGGCTTCGTCAAAATCTCTCTGAAAATCTGCATTTTCGGACAGTTCTTTGTGGAACTGTACGTTCGTCGCGCCAACCGAGCGCAGCGCCTGCTTCACGTCGGCGGTGTTCGCGTACGTGATCAAGAAAGCGCGCTTTTTCTCGTCGGTCCAGTCAAAATATTCTGTGACTTCTTGCGTTCGAGTGACGCCCATCGACTCTTCGAGGCGGTTCACCGCCTCGCGAAACAGGGTGTTCCAGCTCAAGATCGCCAAAAACTCGGCTTCGGTGCGGCCCATCGCCTCCGCGGCCTCCGCGAAATCTTTCAGTTCAGCGTACCTCTCTAAAAAACGCTTCTCGGCGAGCGTCGGCTGCGCGGGGCGCTGGATAGATGCGGTGTGCTTCTGCGTATACGACCGTTTTTTGCGCAGATTTTCCAGTTCTGGTATGCCCTTACCGTAGACCGGCAGCTGGCCCTTCTGGATGCGTACGCAGTCGGTGCACATGCTGACGTTTGAAACGTAGCGTGCCGCGCGGTGCCCGGTGACGCAAATCTCGCCGGTCCAAAAATGACTCCAGCCGCGCGCGACGGCTTCTTCTTTCCTGACGTACCGCGTCGGTACGTGGCTGTACATGTCCGGCTTGCCGTTGCGCAGAGGCGCGACCGACTCTGGCTTGATCCTCGGCCACTTTCCCCACTCGTGTTTCGGGCCATCAAGTGCGGGCGCGATCATGCGCGGTGCCAATCCTCTGCGCCGCTCATGAAGTTCCCTTTCCGGTCGTAGCCTGCGCTCTGCTGCCACATCAGGCACTCGTTCAGCGACTCTTCCGGGTCGATGGAGTAGATTGCCTTCTGCCAGACGAACGCGAGGTCGCCGATACCGGGGAACCCGCACCGGTCAAAGTCGACCAGCGTTAGGTTTCTAAATCCGTATTCGACAACGTCGCCCGGTTTTACCTGCATGGGTATGATCGAACCCGTTTCGGGTCCGTCTTCGAACCACAGCGTCTTGCCGGAAAGCTTTGACTTCGCGAACTGCATAACCTTGCCGCCGGGGCCGAGCACGGGCGGGCCGTCGCTGATCTCCTGCTTAAACGCAACTTTGCGACGTTGGCGTCGGCCGTAGCCTACCGCAATTACGACACCCTTGCATATTTCTATGCCTGGTGTCAGTAACGTGGAGTGCACGTACGGAAGTGGTTTAATTAAAACTCTATCCCGTAGCACGCGGACGCGTCGTCCAACTTCCTCCAATTCTGGTGTCAAAATCACTGTAGCGCTCTTTGAGCTGACTTACTCATGGCGTCACCACAGCGTCAACGTCAGTATCCCTCATCAAACGGATAGCCTTTCCAACACCATACGATGAATCCATGCCGGCCGTTGCCGCAAATGTGACGACGTCCCCGACCTTTGTCTCCATCGGTGCGCGCTCGCCGCGCGGCAGCATCCGCCCCGGGCCGACCGCGACGACTTCGCCGCGCAGGATCCGCTGCCAGTCGGGGAGCTTGATGACGCCCTCCACCTTGTCGAGAGGCTCGACCGCAATAAGATCGTCCAGCAGCTGCTGGGAGAATTCTATTTTCGACATCATCCGCACCTCACTGCAGAATGAAAAACTCAGCTGTTCAGTAAGCAAGACCGCTCACGGTAGCGAGCGCACACAACTCCACAATCGCAATCACCGCGTTCGACGTGAACGGCTGACCCGTGACCGAGTCAATCGCCGTGAACTGCATACCGACCTGGCACAGCTGCGACCCAACGTACGGGTACGACATCTGCCACACAGACCCCAGCACCTGGAGGTACATGGTGGACGCGAACGCCGGGTACGTGAACGGTGACCCGGCCGTACCGATGGCGCCGGTCGACGTCAGCGTTGTGGGGCCGGCCATGATCTGGCTGTTCGTGATGTCGTCGATCTCGATGCTGATCGAGGTCGGGATCACGGGCGTGTTCGTGTGGTCGACGAACTGAAAGTCTAAAAAAAGGTCTGTCCCCGGGTACGCCTTGACGTTGGCGTACGGGAGGATGGGCTGGCCCTGTAGGTACCTGTTCCCTATGGGCACAGGCTACCGCCAGGATCTATCGAGGCGGATGCCGCAGTAGCAGACGCCGACCCGGATCTGGAGGAGGATGATCACTTCAGTTTCCTCATCGAGCGCTCGCCGGACATGCCCTTGAACTCGTGCGGCGACTTGTTCGAGAGCACGTGCTTCGCGCGCTCATGCGTCGCCTTGTGCTCTTTGGTCGTGATCCGGCCGGCGATCCAGTCTTCGGTCGCGTTCCGCATCGTGTGCTTCGCGCTCTCTTTGATCAGCTTCTTGTCGGGGATGGGTTTCGGCGCCTGGTACGACGCCAGCTCGCCGTGCTGCTGCATCGGCTCAGTGACGGAACCTTCACCCTTCGTAGTCTTGAAGGTGGCGGTGCCTGTCTTTTTGCTGACCTTCGCGCTCGGTTTGGCCGCCCGTTTCTTGTCTTGACCCTTAGGGGTCTTGCTGATGCCTAAAATGGCACCGAGCATGGGCGCTACATCAGCCACTGTATATCACTCCAAACGAGCCGCCAATCACACCACCCGCGGGAATGATCGTTGCAGGTGTAATAGTGACGACCAAACCACTGAGTGATATAGTCGTCCCTGCTGGAAGACTGCCATTGAACACGTCAATAGGCGACCCGAGATCTAGGCCACCTTTGTTGCCTAAACTGGTGTTTTGCAATGCTCCGAGGATAGTCTCTTTTGTGAGTGAGATTTTGAATGCGGTAGTAACGCCGTCACCAAAAATCTCGACATTATAAAATGCGCCAAAACCTGCGAGCGTCATATATTAACCCCCTACTCCGCCCTGGCCGCCAATAATTTCAATCGTGCCCGATGCGGCGACGTTGAAAAAACTATTCGGTGGAACTTCAATGTAAAGCGCTTCGTTAGGAAGCAGAAACATGTTACTCGGGCCTGGTGCGGAGGGTACGGCGGCAGCGGCGGCGCTCACACCCCAGCTGAAACGCGTCGCTGCACTTAACGCGGTTGTGTTCACAACGCGAAACGTCGCGACTCCGATCTGCCCGCTCTGTCCGCCATTCAACTGTGCGGGTGTGCCAGAGGTGATGGCTAACGAGGAGCCTTTCGGTTGGAACGTGGTATCTATGCTGATCGGAGTTCTCCCGACGCGTCCGGCCGCGGCCATTGGCGTAAAAGTTGTTTGTCGTGACCCTTGGGACAAGTCCAAGTAATGTGCATTATTTGTACGATCCGCGTTTGCCGGCGCACCAGTCATTGACGATGTCGCCCTGATCGACGTGCTTCAGTTCTTTCCGCTCGCGCTGCTTGTGCGGCGCCTGCTTATCGACGGTGCTGGTGCCGGGGCGCTGACCACCCTTATGGGCGCGCTTGGCTACCTTTGAGGTTTCGCTGTGACCGCCGCCGTCGCTCTTACCGTCTTTGCCGGTGTGGTTAGGGACGTGCTTGTAGCTTCGCCCCTCGCTGTTCTTCTTTTTGTACTCAGGTCCGGCGTCTTTGGTGCTGCTGCGGATCATTTTGTTTCCCCTTCGGCCCAGTCATTCATCTCGCGTTTGCGGTCAGAACGCTGCTCTTTCGAACGTGCGCCCTTCTTGGTGCGCTCATCGGCGTGCATGAACTCTTTTGCGACCGCAACCGAAGGGCCGCCCCCGCCTGGCTTCTTCCATCCATGTGCCGCGGCGCGCATCAAGCGCGCTTGGGCGGGGGAGACGCTCGGCACTTACGACTTCTTTACGTCGCTCGCCGCCGCGCTCGCGTCCGTCTTGGCTTGCGCCACGACGTTCGCAACGGTGATCGCCGTCTTGCTCTTGTAGAGTTGGTACGCGGCGTATGCCGCAACCGCAACCACTACGGCAACGATGAACGCGATGAGGCCCATCTTAGCGCTCCGTCAGGGCTTTGTCGCCCAGCCTGTCGCCGCGGCCGCTGACCGCGTCCTGGTAAAGGCTGCGCGCGGTTGAAGCCAGTCCCTCGCTACCGCCGGAATCGCCTTCACCCTTCGATAGGCTGGTGGCTTCCGCGGAGTTACCAGACCACTTCGAGTTAACGCCGCGGTAGGGTTTACCTTCCTTGCCGTAGGTCTCTTCGACGCCAGCGCGCCGACCGCGAAGATACTCTTCGCCCTTCATGTCGGCTCTGTCGTCCATCTTCTCGCCCATTCCTTTCTTACCCATGTGTGAAAACCCCTCTTGATTGAATCGAAAAATTAAATCGTGTACCAAACGCCTGGTGATACCATCTGGTATCTTCCGGGGCCGCCGTATCCGTTTAGTGCTGCTCCTATCATTATGGCGCGGTGCTCAAGAATGCGCCAACGCTCTGAATGGTGACCGTGGTAGGTGACGTGATAGTCACGACATACACCCTAGAAGTAACGGTAGCGATGGTACCGGCGTTAGTGCCTACAAGTGTCACGCCAGCGCCGCCCGCGAACGTGATCGAGCCTGAGTTCTGGTTGTTGATCGTCAACGTCCAAGAAGTGTTGAACAGATTCGGGGCACCGGGTGGTGGGTTGACTCCAGCCGCAAACGAGCCGAGCCCCTGCTTGTAGGCTGTCGCGACCGCGGTCTGCACCTGCGCGATGATGTTGATCGCGGAGTCTGTCGTATATGTTACGCCGGCCCCGCCGCTAACGTCCAGGTAGCAGTCGCCTGCACCTGCAATAGACGATGCCGGTAGCGTCGAGGTTCCTGCCGTGGTAGTCACGACCTGCGACTGTGCCAACGCAGAGACCGCGTTATAGAAATCGTCTCGAAAGACTCCCAATGCTGTCATGAAATTTACCTCGCGCTCGCGCGCATAAACGTCAACGCCGTCATATTATTTGACGGATAAGCAGCACATCGTAGCGACGCTACGATCTGCATGAAAACCTAAAATACGCCCGGCGCGAAAACCTAAAGACCTTCGTGCTCATCCCGCATTGTTGCCAACGCTGGGCCCAACAGGATCTTGCGTCTGGCCAGACAGCGCATCGCTGTTCAGCCTTCCTAAGCGCGTGCCCGGCGCGGGTCGGTTCGTGGTCGCGCCGGTCGCGTCCAGGTAGTTCGTCGCCGCCTCGCAGCTCGCGAGCGTGACCGCTACCGGTTTGACGTACCCGGTCTGGTCCGTGGCGCCGCCACCTATCGGGTTCTGGTCGCCGCCGTTCGCGCCCCACTTGTCGCCGTAGTAGGTCGCGGGGGCGTACACGTTCGGGTTCGCCGTCAGGTTCTGCCCGACCGGGTTCTGCTGGCGGACGCTGCCGGCGTAGGTGGTCGTCGTGATCGGCGACGTAATGCCCGGCCCGGTCGGCGTCGTCATCAGTTGCCGGTGTAGTTCTGCTGTGTCGCGGGGTACGTGAGCGCGTTTCCGGTGCGCGCCAGCACCGGAGTTGTCGCCGCAATGTTAGGGTTCGCCGCGCCGCCGTTCGCGGGGATGAACCCGCTCTGGCCGTAGGTAGAGTCGGCCATGATTACCTGCCCGCGCGACATCTGCGCCAGCAGGGAGTCGGTACCGGGCGTGGTGAGGACGTTCGTCGGGACCGAGCTGGCGATGACGTTCCCGTTCGACAGCTGCGTCGCCGTCAGCTGCTGGGGCGCGTTCTGGTTGCCGGGGAGTGCCTGCTGGGGCTGGCCGCTCGGGTTGGACGGGTTGCCCTGCATGAGGCCGGTGCCGAGCGGCGCCGCCCCGGGGAACCCGGCGTTAGTGTCGACGGCGGCCGCGGGTCCGAAAAAGTTCGTCATGTCAGCCCCCGTAGTAAATCGTCACGCCGCCGGACGGCGATGTTAACGTGCTCACCGGCTGCTGTGCCGACGCCTGGCTCGACTGCCCCGAGCTCGGGCCTTCGGTCTGGTTCGCGCCGCCGGCACCTAAGCTCTGGCCACCGTTCAAGTCGCTGTTCAGCGAGTCGACGCCGACCTGACCGTTCGTGCCGTTGGCGCCGCCGTCACCTAGCGCCGTCAGAATAGTGCGCCCGCCCGCGCCCGTACCGGCCGCAGCAGCGGACGTAACCCCGTAGCCGGCACCCTGCGCGTTCAGCGGGAGCGCGCCGCGCGAGGCGGACGCCAGCACCGAGTCGCCGCTCACGTTGTTCGAGTTCGGCGGGAACAGGCCCACGCCCGGGTTCACGGGCGAGAGCGTCGCCTGCACGGGGTTGCCGGGCTGCGTTCCCTGGAAGCCGGTGTAGTTGAGTGGTGTGCCGTTCGGCGTGCCGTAGATGGTCATCCCTGGAACCCTCCGGTGAGTAGCGTAACACCTGCGGTCGTGGTCGACCCGGCGAGCGGTGCGGAGACGACTGACTCCGTGCCGGTCGGCGTCGGGCCGTTGGCGGACTGCGCCACCGCGCCGGTACCGTCCACGAACTGCTGGTTGTTGACCTCGTTGATGTTCAGCGAGGTCGGGTTGTTGGCGACGCCCGACACCGGGGTACCCAAGTTCACCTGCGCACCGTTGCCGGACGACAACGCCTCGTCGAAGGTGGCGCCGTCACCTTGCGACAGGCTGACGCCCGCGCTCACCGCCTGCCCGGCGATGGTTGCGATCATCTGGTTGCGGGGGATGATCCCGCGCGAGAGTGCTTCAAGGATGGGTATCTGCACGCCGGTCGCCTGCATCCCGCCGGCAACCGGCGCGGTTGTCGGCTGCTGGATGAAGCCGGCGGTAGGCGACTGCGCGCCGTTCGCCGCGCCGAAGTTAGGGTTCAGGGGCTGCCCGACCACGATGCCGTCCGTTTGGCCGTAAACCGTCATCTCAGTTGCCACCATATTGGATCGGGGACGCGAGCGCGGCGATCACGCCCGCGTCGTTCATCATCAACTTCGGGTTCACGACCTGCGTCTGCGAGGAGGGGCCAAACGTGCCCGGCGCCGTGTTGACGCTCGCATAGCTGCCGTTCACCGTGCCGCCAGCCGCCGCGTTGCCGTTGAGTCCGTTCGTGCCGTTCTGGCCGGCGCCCTGGCTTATCGCCTGCAGCAACGTCGGGTTCCCTTGCGGGGCCGCGGCGCTGTTGCCCGTGAACTGGCCGCCCGCGGCGATCACCTGGTTCAGCGAGACCTCGCCACGCGAGGCCGCCGCCATCACGGACTCAAAACTAGCTTGGTAAAGTGGCGTAGCTGTCCCGCCGCCGGAGCCGACGATCTGACCCGCAAGCGGGTTAGGGCCGAGCGGCGATACGCCGGTCGGGCCGGCACCATTGTTTCCCCATGACATGGTGAGATTCCTCCAGAGGTGTAAACGTCAATCATACCGATTCCGGCATATGTTCAGGTATCTCACCACCCGTATCAAAATCAAGCCTGGCGTGTGGGAGCTTGCCACACTTCACTCAAGGGTGCGTACTGCACTTATACGAACGCCGGAAAAAAGTTGCCGTGATTCCTTGACGAGGCGGCCGCCCCATTGTCAGAACCGCTCACGGCGGGCGCAACGCGAGAGCTAACCCCGCGTTGGGGTGGTCAAATCGAAGTGTTCTGGCCGACCGGTAAACCGATGTTCATGCGCGGCGCTTCGCCTTGGCCGGCGACGGCGGCCGGAGCAGTGGACCGGCTGGCGTAGCCGCCGACGATGTTGCCCGGCTGCGGGGGTGCGGTGTAAGGGGGGAAACGCTCCCCGCCGCCGGCCACGGCCGCCGGGGGTGCGTTATAAGGGGCGACCAGACCCCCTCTGCTGGCAGGGGGTGCAGGCGTCGGCCGCGCGGTCATATGCTGCGGGTTCAGGCCCGGGCGGATCGGTTGGCTCGGTGCCGCCGGCATCGGTCGCGCGCCGGGGTTCAGCCCGTTCTGGGGTCGTGGCATCGGAATCTCCTGAAGAACATCAGCGCGGCAGGCCGCCGGTAGCGACGCGGCAGGCGTCGCAGAGTATGTGTCCCGGACGCGCGGGTCGCGCGCACTTCGGGCTCGGTGTGTATGGTTTGCCGGTGCCGGTGCCGTACCCGGCCTTGCCGTGGGCGCACTGGTTGTTAGCTGGCACGCTGGTCTCCTGTGTCAAACTTCGCGTCGTCCGGTGTCCCGCACCCGACCACCGACATGTCGCCGCCGCCCGCGCGGATCAGAAACCCGGCCGCGATCCGTATCGCCGGAATGAACTCGTCCGACTTCATATCTTTCGGACCGGCGCAGGTCACGACGTACTCCTTGCCGTTCGCTTGGAGCACGAGGGCGATGACGTCGGTGTCCTTGTTGTCGTCAACCCAGTCGACGGCAAGCTGCCGCCAAACGGTGCGTGTCTCAGTCATCGGCGCGTCTTCCAGCGTTCGAGCGTCCGCAGCACCTGCGGGGTCGCGTTCTGGACTTCGTCGATAAACCACAGGATCTGCCCATCAATTCTGACGGGCAGCGGCGCCATCTTGCGCGCCAGCAGCCGCCCCAGTTCGCCGTGGCTGCATTTGAAGAGTGTCGTCAGGTTCTCGCGCGTGTACATGGTCGCCGCGTTCGCAAAAATCGCCACAAGCTCGGTCATGATTTCACCAGGGGTGAAGTTGAACCCCCTCCACCCTAGTTAGTGCAAAAATAGAGAAGTCCGTGACACGATTTTCAGATGACGATGGTGACGATTCTGGTGGCCTGACATAAACAGTTTGCGTACCCGCCCCTGGTGACGATGGTGACGATGGTGACGATGGTGACGATGGTGACTGGAGTCTGGCCGTTGTAATAAACGATTTTGGCCCCCGCTGCGACGAACGGGGCGTACCGGTACTGACCGACCCCTATGGGGGTTTTCGGGTTCTATGCCGAGGAGTGGGCCGCTCGGACCTGGCGCCGCGACGGCAGGCGGCCAGCAGCCAAGCAACCAGGCAAGCGGGCGGCTGCTCGTACCACGAAACGGTCGTATCGTGGTATGAGGATGAATTGCGCTCATGGAGACCGTGAATATTGTGAATGAAACTCACCGATCTTTGACCGCAGTGCAACATTGTCGCAGGCTTGGTACCTCGGGTGGTCCCGACGGCCAAGAGCGGCGACCCGACGGCCAAGAGCGGCGACCCGACGGCCAAGAGCGGCGACCCGACGGCCAAGAGCGGCGACCCGACGGCCAAGAGTGGGGGACGGAAGAGGGTGGGCAGGGAGGTGATGATACATGATCCTTACACAGTACGCACCCCCTTTCTTTTTCTATACGTACACACATAGTTAATCCCCTAAGGTATCTAATAGGCGCGTACTGTGTAAGGATCATGTATCATCACCTCCCAATTGACAGGCTCTAGTAGCAGGCTTACCCTGTAGTTGATCCCTAACATTGTGAGGTGAGAGTGTGGTAACGAAGGTACACGCCGAACAGACAAGACTGCACGACCAGTACGCCGCCCTGCGCGTTCGCATCATCAACCACTACCGGCTGATGCCGCTGATAGGTCGCGAGGTGAGCGCTCACGCTTTCAAGCTACCGCCAAAGCTCGGGCACTGGCACGCTACTCACAGCGAGCGCGTGCGCGCGGTGTGCCCTGAGCTTGAGGATGCGGTGCAGGCCATCGAGGCGTTGATAGCGCAGCGCAGCCCGGCCGCGATCCTCGCCAAGTACGGTCCACAGAAGCGCGGGGGGTGGCGCAAACGCAGCCGGCCGAACAGCCAGCAAACGTTTGAGCTGGTGGGTGAATGGCCGCCGCGCAGGCGTGAGTGATGCGGCAAGAGCTGGGCGCCTTGCACTTGTTCCCGCAGGGCGCCTTGCACTTGTTCCCGCAGGAACAACCGTAAAATAGTTGTTGCAAGAGTTGAAGAGATCGCTTAATATGGCGCCACGTACTGAAACTTTGGAGCCGAAAACATGAGCACGACACTGAAAGAGTTGGTCCGCAACCAGACCCTCGCCGAGGGGCCGGACCTCGCGACCGGCGAGTACGACGACTACATCGACATGGAGCTGAACGCGACGAGCAACGTCGAGCTGCTGGAGCGCATCAGCGACGTGTTCGAGTACGCGGCCGCCCAGATGGCTGTCAGGCCCCGGCTGTGAGCGCGCTCCTGTGGATCCTGTTCGGTCTCGTGCTCGGGAAGGTGCTCGACAAGCTGCTGCACCCCAAGCGCAAGCGGGTGCCGCGGCTGGTGTCGCGCGACCCAACCCTCAACGCCGGCTTCGCCGCGTACCGGCAGGCAGTGTATGACGCACAGTGCGCGCGACCGTTCATGCGGGCGCGGGCGGCGCCCCAGATCGCACCCTACGACCGCCTCGAAATGTACCGCCCGAAACTGGAGACATGACATGGCCCGCAACCTCACCCGCCTCCTCACGATGATCTTCATCGCGCCCGTCAGCATCATCCTGTGGATGATCATCTTCATGCTCCTGATGACGGCCGCCAACTACGCCCGCGCCGACGAGAGCTACGACGGCCCGCACCACTTCAGTGTGAGCTTCCGCACCGAGACCAACGTAGCCGAGGTCCTGTGGCAGGCGGAGAACGTGGTCGACCTGCAGCAGACGCTGCGCATCGCTCAAGATCCTGAGCACTATCACGAGTGCGGCACGTTGGGCCTCTTCACCGGACCGCACCCCAGCACCGCCGAGGTATGGGTCGGCTTGGCGGCGGCCGCCGTTGGGCACTACTACGTCACGCGCGAGTTGGAGAAGTTGGGCGACAGGTACCCAGCCTTCCGCACCGTCTCGCGCGTGTGGAGCTACGGCACGCTCGGTGCGAAGACATGGAACATGCAGCGCAACGCGCGCGTTGGGTTAGGATACTGAACGTCAAACACAGGAGTTGAAAATGAGCAAGGCACAGACCGACATCCGCACCCTGACCGACGGCAGCGTCGTCCACATCGACACGCAGAAAATTGCCGACGTTGTAAACCGCATGCACTTGCCGTCGGGGCTTGGCACGCACGAAAACGCTTGCAGCATCGCCGCAATCAACCTCGCGCTGACGGGTGAACTGACCGACAAGATTCCGGATTGCATGTCGGAAGTGATCGGCCGATGGATCATTAGCACGCAGGACGCGATGCCCGACTCGATGCGTAATTCGCCAGAATGGAAACGGCTGTTGCCGCTCGCCGCCGGTACTGGCAGAGAGCATGAGAAAGAGCGGCTCGACTTGCTGCTGAATCACATGTGGACGGTCGCGCTGCCGTTGATTCAGCCGATAGCTGATGCTCAGGGATTCGGTGCCGAATGGCGCGCTATGCTAGCGGAAAAAAGTAAATCGGCGGCTGCGAGGGCGGCGACGGTGGCGATGGCTGCGGAGGCGGCGGCGAGGGCTGCGGGGGAGGCGTCGGGGTGGGCTGCGAGGGCGGCGACGGCGGCGGCTGCGGCGGAGGCGTCGGGGTGGGCGGCGGGGGAGGCGGCGAGGGCGGCGCGGGCGGCGCTGGCGGCGCTGGCGGCGGCGAGGGCTGCGGAGGCGGCGGCGAGGGCTGCGGGGGAGGCGGCGACGGCGGATGTGACGTGGGAAACACTAAACCCCTGCCAGTTGCTCGCCGACTTGATCGCCGTTGGCTCTGCCCCCAGCGGAGGATCAGAGCATGAGTGACAACAAAATGAACACCATCGACACACAGAAAATCGCTGAAGTCGTGAACCGCATGCACCTGCCCATAGGGCTGGGCGATAAGGAAAATGCTTGCTCCATTGCCGCAATCAACCTCGCGCTGACGGGTGAACTCACCGACAAGATTCCGGACTGCATGTCTGGAGTGATTGGCCGATGGATCATTAGCACGCAAGATGCAATGCCCGATGCAATGCGAAACTCACCAGAATGGAAACGGCTGTTGCCGCTCGCTGCCGGTACTGGCAGAGAGCATGAGAAAGAGCGGATTGACTTGCTGCTGAATCACATGTGGACGGTCGCGCTGCCGTTGATTCAGCCGGTTGCCGACGCGCACGGGTTCGGCGATGAATGGCGCGCTATGCTAGCAGAAAAAAGTAAATCGGCGGCAATGGCGGCGGCGGCGGAGGCGGCGGAGGCGGCGGAGGCGGAGGCGGCGGAGGCGGCGGCGGAGGCGGCGGTGGCGGCGGAGGCGGAGGCGGAGGCGGCGCGGGCGGCGGCGGAGGCGGCGGCGGAGGCGGCGCGGGCGGCGGTGTGGGCTGCGGCGGCGTGGGCTGCGGCGGAGGCGGCGGGGTGGGCTGCGGCGGAGGCGGCGGGGTGGGAAACACTCAACCCCTGCCAGTTGCTCGCCGACTTGATCGCCGCGGGGGGTAAAGAGCATGAGTGACGCCAAACCTAGCGACGAGCGCAAGCGGCTCGAAAAACTTGAGCAACTGTTGCGCGATATAGAGCCGTATCTTGATTCCATCATCTGTTACGCCAGTACAATCACGGAGCACCCGCCGAACGGACTGCCAGCCCGCGTTCGCGATGCCTTAGCCGCCGCCGGACAATAGCTACTTGACTAGCTGTTGATTCCGAGGTTTGCTGTGTTACGCTGAAGTTACTACCGGGAGAAACCCCTATGGGAAAGTTTTTGCGCGTCCTGTTTTTATCCATATCTCACCTCTACGTACTCACCTGCTTAGGCATCTTGTTTCTGATGCTTCATGACCAGATAGCGTTTCACCGAGCCGAGTTCCGAGTCCAAGCGCTTCAGGCAGAGGCGCTGCTCATTATCGCCCAAGAGCTGCGCGGCTCTACGACGTGAGCCTGGGCGCTTCGCTTGACGAGTGGGCTCACTTCGACTTCGTGCTCGGTCTGGGCGCGAACCTGCTCCCGTGCGTGCCGGCGTCGCCGGACGTAAAGGTCGCCGAGGGTAGCGCGCTCGCTGGCAAAATCGGGAAGATCCCGTCCATGTTGAACGGGCGCGGTGAGGCGCATGGCTTGACGGGGTGGCAGAAGCGCGAGATCGAGCCGCAGGAGGTGGCGCACTGGGCGAGCGACCGCCGGTTGAACCTGTGCGTCCGCACTGGGCCGATCTCAGGCGTGTACGCGTTCGACATCGACGTCGATGACCGTCAGAAATCGGAGGAGATCGTAGCGCTGATCGAGCGAGAGCTGGGAGTTAAGCTGCCAAAACGGTATCGCGAGAACAGCGGCAAGTGCCTGCTGCTGTTTCGGATGGAGGGCGCATGAGTAAGACGCCACAACGAAGCTACTACGAACGAAACAAAGCGAAGGTCAACGCCAAGGCCGCGGCGCGCACGAAGTCTCCAGAAGGGCGCGCGTGGTTTAAGAAATACAACCACGACCCGAAGACGTGGCCGAAGCGCGCGTGTTATCAGATGAAACGCAGGACCAAAGAACTAGGGATAGCGTTTGATTTGCAGCCAGAGGATCTACAAGTTCCATCGGTCTGTCCGTTCACTTTACTGCCGTTTGATTTTGGCCCAAAAAGCGGCAAAGCATCTCCGCAGTCTCCGAGTGTGGATAGAATCAAACCTGACAGAGGGTATGTTCGTGGAAATGTCAGAGTCATATCTAACCACGCGAACGGGGTTAAAAACAGCTGTACTGACCCTGATGTGTTTCAGCGTCTGGCCGATGACGCTAGCCTGTGGGGCTTCGTATGAAAAAACGCAGGCTGAAGCTGGACAACAACCCTCGCGGGCCGGCGGTGGAGTGCCTAGGAGAGGGTCAACAATTCGTAGCGGCAGGGGCGCACAGCAGTGGCGTCCGATATCAGTGGCAAGATGGTTTACCCGAAGCGATCCCGACGCTGACGTTGGATCGGCTGAATTCAATATGGAACCTCTTGACCCGGCGATATGCGACGACTACCTCGACCCCCGCGGCCCCGACTGTACCGGCGAAGGCGTCGGAGGCGTTGACGACGGAGGTGCTGACGCAGATCGACGACGAGGGCTGGCAGCGGCTGCTCGAATCTTTGCGGTACCTGCTCGACAAGGTCCAAGACAATGACAGTTGGAGCGAGTGCGGCTACGCGCTCTTGTCGCTGCAGAGCAGCGGCCGCCCCGCCGAGCAGCTGTGGCTGGACTTCTCGCGCAAGGCTGTAGGGTACGAGCCGGGCGCCGCCGAGGCGTGGTGGCAGGCCCACAAGCACCAGGCGCCGCGCACCGACTGGCGGCACATCTTGAACATGGCCCGACAGCGCGGACTGCAGCGCGTCGCGGACCCGGCCGCGTTCCCGCCAGTTACTAACGAACTACCAGTTCATGCAGATTTAGTAGATGTCGTCCCGCCGGAGGTACCTCCACCCGCGCGGCGCGTGATCCTCCTCGGAGAGGCGCGGTTTGCTGAGATATTGGACGAGCTGGAGGAGGTGCTGAACCCGTACGTCTACACGCAGGGCGCGCACTTAGTCCGCACGACCGAGGCGCACAACGAGGCCGCCATCCAGCGTAGCGCCGACGCGCTGATGCTGATCCCGGCGACGCGCGACTGGGCGCGCAAGCGCTTCGGGCAACTGTGCGACTTTAAGCGCTACGTGAGCACGCGTGAGGAGTGGGCTGCGGTAGCGCCGCCCGCCGAGCACGTCAACGCGATGCTGGGTTTAGGCGCTTGGAACACGCTCCGACCCTTGGACGCCATCGCCCGGGCGCCGTTCCTGCGCGAAGACGGAACCGTCTGCGACGTCGCCGGTTACGACCCCGCGAGCCGGACCCTGTACGTCCCCGGGATCGAGTTCTCGCCGGTACCCGATGCACCCTCGCGCGAGGACGCCATCGCCGCCCTCGCGCGCCTGCGGGAGCCGTTTAACGAGTTCCCTTGGAAGGAGGCAGCCTCCGAGAGTGCGTTCATCTCGCACATCCTGGCGGAGGCTGCGCGCCTGGCGATGGAGCGGTGCCCGATGTACTTCTACGACGCGCCAATGGCCGGCACCGGCAAGTCGACGCTGCAGGAGATGGCGGCCCGTATCGTGCACGGCACGGAGCCGGCGATGCGCCCGTGGGTGCCCGACGAGGACGAGCTGCGTAAGTCCCTGTACGCGTGCCTGATGGCGGGCGACCGCTCGATCTGGTTCGACAACGTGCCGGACGGCATCAAGGTGCGGTCCGCGGTGCTGGAGGCGTTCCTGACGAGCGCGGTCTGGAAGGACCGAAAGCTCGGCGAGAGCGTCACGACCGGGATACCGAACAAGACCGTGCTCGTTGCGTCAGGCAACAACCTGACGCCCGTGGCCGCGCTCGCGCGCCGTAGCATCGTGATCCGGCTGGACGCGAACACCGAGCACCTGCGTGAGCGCGTGTTCCGCATCGCGAACCCGCGCCGGTACGTGATGGAGCGCCGCGCGCAGATGCTCATCGACGCGCTCAGCATTATCAAGGCGTACCTCGCCGCACCGCCCGCCAAGATGCCGGTCACGCTCCCCAGCTTCGAGCGCTGGTCGCAGCTCGCGCGCGAGCCGCTGATCTGGCTAGGGATGGTGGACCCGGTGATCACGCAGCTGAACGAGACGGACGACGAGACAAGGAACGTCGGCCCGATCTTCGAGAAGCTTCACGCAAATTTCGGTGAGCGCACATTTACGGCGGCCGACATGGCACGTATCGTGGGGAGCTTGTCCGATGAGCGCGGCGAACTGTCCGACGCGCTGATGCAGATGGGGTGCTCGGAGCCGAACAGCCCGATCAAGGTCGGGTACTGGTTGCGCGCGTCGAAGGACAAGATCGGGTCGGGATGGAAGCTTGTGCACGATGGGCATAGCAAGTTCGGCGTACGGTGGCGCCTGCAACGAGCGAACGGAGACCTGACATGAGATTCATAGCGACATGGATGGAGAAACGGTCAGGGTACATCGACGCCACCGACGCGAAGGCGGCGGAAGGTGTAATGCGGCACCGGATCAGCCTGGTGACGAACCCGGACAGCATGCGGCTGCTATCCATTGAGCGTGAGACACCCACACCGCCACTGATAGTCTCCCCGCTCAAGAATGGTGAAGCATGACACGCTCCCCAGCGGAGGTGTTCACGGTGCAGCTAGCGCGTGCGGCCGCGACGCAGGCGAACAGGTTTTTGAGCGTGCGCAGGTTGCAGAAGGCGGACCGCGACGACGTGATCGCGGCCGCGATGGTTTGGTGTTGGGAGAATCGAAGTAACTACAGTTTGACGACTACATTGGAGACATGGTTCATGAACGCCGTCCGCAACGCCTATCAGTCACTGCGGCGTAACGAACTGCCCGCATCCGTCGAGTCGATGGAGTCGTTCGGAGGCGCCGACGATACGTACAACATCGCCGAGGCGGAGTCAGCGGCGCAGGCACTGATCGATGCGCTGACACCCTCGCACAAGAACGTGGCGGTCCTGACGTTGCACGGTTACACGCGTGAGGAGATGATCGAAAGCGGGATCCCCGAGCGCACGGTCAACGAGGCGCGCCGACGCATCAAGCAACTGCGGCGGTTGCTGCCCGACACTGACGGCGCGCGCCTGATCGCACGCACACTGCCTGCGACATTGTCAGATGATGTGGACGACCGGCTGTCAGAGATCGACGTCGCGCTGGAGCGGTTGGAGTTTGCGCCCGCCGCCGGCCAGGAGTGCCCGCCGTGCTGGAAGTGCAAGTGGTACGAGGGGTTAATGCCGGACGGCAAGCGCCCAACGCGGATGGAGATCGCAGACAAAGAAGTGCGCGACGCGGTGAAGAACACCGAGGCGCGCAAGATAGAGATCGCACAACAAGTGAGGAGAAGTTTATGAGCGTAGACGCGAAGGTGATGACGGTGGTGGGCGCGATCAAGCAGTCGTTACAGCAGGCAGGAGGTCCGGGGTCGAGTGTGAACACGCACCCGAACCCGTTTTTCCTGAACGTGACGGGCGAGATCAATTTGAAGCACATGGCGGAACTGGTGATCGACCGCGTCGAGGCGTACGAGGCCGATCTTAAGGCGAAGATTGAGAAAGCGATCAAGGAGGCGGAAGCGAAGGCGGGCGCGCGATGAGCGACGAAACTCCTTACATCGAATCGACTCTTGCGCCAGCCGATGCGGCGGCGCGCGTCCGCAAGATGCGCGGCAAGACGTTTTTTATCTCAGCTAACCAGCGAGTTCCGATTGCAGAATGCCCAGACAAAGTGGGCCAGGTCAGCTTCGCCGTATCGGTGACGCGCAAGCAGGCACTGAAATTCCTTGCGGAGGTCTACAGCGAAGCTCTGACTGTGCGCGGTGCAATGGTCGTCTTGCGTGAGTACGCTAGTGGCGTATTTATCGGGGAATAGGTATGAGCGCAGAACACGATAACGAACTGATGGACCGCGCGCGGGCGACGTTCGACCCGTACTACCGCGCTGCGTTAGCACGTCACATCCGCCTAATCCGTGGATACCCCGTATACGACAAGCTGCCCCACGACTGCATGCATTCGGGGGCGCGGGGCGCGGATGGGCGTTGCGAAAATTGCGGCAGGTCGCTGTAAAAACTGTGAACCGTGACTATCCACTTGACACCCATAGGTACTAGATCTTGATTAACTACTACAACGAAAACGACCCCAAGGCCGCCGCATGGCTGCGGGATCGAGTATGACGGGTACTGAAAATGAAGGATCAGAGCATGAGTGACCTAACGCTGTCGGATTATCGGAATGCGGCGCTTGCATCCGCTCGACAAGTAGACGCGCTCTATATGCGCATCCGCAAGCTTGAGGCTGAGTTGCGGTGGATACACGAAACGAGCCGTAAATCTTTGTTTGAGCGAACGCACCGATCAGCCGCCAAAGCAGCTCTTGAGGCTTTGTCCGAGATTAACCACAGGATTGCACCTTACAAATGATCCATTACCACGGTACGCCCATGACCCCTGTTGCGGACATGACCAAGAGTTTCGCTGCCCGCCACGCTATGGTGAGTTTTGCTCACCCGGAACAGATGGAAATTTGCGCTGAAATTTGTCAATCCGTGGTAATCGACAACGGGGCATTTACGGCTTGGAAGCAGGGCAAACCACACGACTTTCAAGGGTATGTTGATTGGTGCCGGAAATGGCTCAAACATCCGGCCGTTGATTGGTGCGTGATCCCTGATGTAGTTGACGGCAGCGAAGAAGCTAACGACGAGCATCTGTTGCGGTGGCCTTTGCCGGTGCATTATTCGGTGCCGGTCTACCACATGCATGAATCCCTTGAGCGGTTAGATCGACTTGCTGCCGAGTACCCCCGAATTGCTTTGGGATCTTCTGGGCAATACGCGGTGATCGGTAATGACGATTGGTGGGCGCGCATTGCCGACATGATGAACATTCTTTGTGACAAAAACGGGTTTCCAAAAACAAAACTACACGGGCTTCGTATGCTAGATCCCGGCGTGTTTAGTAAGTTGCCTTTCGCCAGCGCCGACAGTACCAACGTCGCTCGAAATGTAGGCATGGACACTAGATGGAAAGGAACCTACATAACTCAATCTAGAGCAGTGCGGGCTTTAATTCTAATGGAACGAATTGAGCGGCACGCAAGCGCGTCTTATTGGAGCCGAGAAGCAGTTTCACAGTACCAAAATATGGAGTTACTAGGATGAATATTTATCTTTGTGGGCCGATTAACGGATGCACAGATGCAGAGGCTAACGACTGGAGATCTTCTGTCAAGGCGCGTTTTTCTGGTTGTATTGATCCGATGGTTAGGGATTACAGGGGAAAAGAAGCGCACGCATATCGGGAGATCGTGGAACTAGACAAGCGCGACGTACGTATGGCCGACATAGTTTTGGTGAACTACGACAAACCCAGCGTCGGCACTAGTATGGAGGTTTTTTACGCGTGGACGCTTGGAAAGCCGATTATCGTATGGTCTCGGCCTGATACGGTTATATCTCCTTGGCTGCGTTACCACTCAACTTGTTTAGTGCATTCAATGGATGAAGTAATTTCCGCAATTGCAAGATGTTCTTGTCCCGCACAAAAGGAAGTCGGCGTCCGCATTGCCGATTTGCCAGTTCACCATGGCTAGTGGTCATGGGAGCTAACCGGATAAGCGTGCTGTGAACTGCGACACGCACGGCCGGATCTCGACGACGTATAGTTTATCCATCGACAACGAGACAGGAGACTTGAAAATGAACACCCGACACGCACGTGAATTACTCGCCGCCAACTTCGCCGCAGCCGCGCGGCTTGCGGCAGCCAAGCTAGCCGCCGCCGAGCGCGAACGCATCGCACTGCGCGCCGCGAAGGCCGAACGGTACAACACGGCAGATATGCCCCTCACACTCAAGGTGCAGGCAGAATGAAAACATCTGATATTTTCGACGTATTCGCCTACGGCCTGGTTTTTACCGGCCTAATCATCGACACAGCTTTGATTCTACTGGGGGTGTACCCATGAAATACGAATTCACGGGAGAAACTAAGGTAGCGCTCGGCGTCACACTCAAACGCATACGTGTGGTGACCGCGTTCGCCGGTCTGGAGATCGGCGCCGTAGGCGGCTGGATTGCCGACGAAAAGAATTTATCGCAGTTCGACAACGCATGGGTGTTCGACAACGCGCAGGTGTTCGGCGACGCATGGGTGTTCGACAACGCGCAGGTGTCCGGCGACGCGCAGGTGTCCGGCGACGCATTGGTGTCCGGCAACGCGCGGGTGTTCGGCGACGCATGGGTGTTCGGCAACGCGCGGGTGTCCGGCGACGCATGG